CTGAACTTCACCTGTCCCAGCACCCTGAGATTGCAAAGCAACAATTAAAGCATTTTGTTGCTGCGGCAAAGTAGTTAAAGGAACATCCTTGTATGCACTAGGAGTAATCAAATTAGACAAAAAGTTTTGTTCAGAAGAATTAATATCTGTGCCAGCCTGACTCAAAACTTGTTGCAAATAATTTAACTGGTCTTGTTTTTGTGTATCCAAATTAGCAGCCTGAAGGTCATAAATATCAGCCAAACGCTTCATAGCATCAGTTTTAGCAGTATCAGCAGAAGTTTCATAGCCGCCAATAGATTTCATAATCGCATCATAAGCAGCCTTGTTATCAGCAGCATCTTGTGCAGCCTTTGCAGAAGCAGCATCAGCCTTAATGGTGTCGGCTTGTTGAGTAGCCTGAATTTTCATGTACTCATCACGCAACTTGGAACGATTAGCAGGCGTGTCAGGTAAACCTGCCGCACGCAACTGTTGATTAATATAATCATTTATAGGAGTCTTAGCCATGTTTGTACTTCCTTTTCCACCACCACCTTGTGGTGGACTGTTACTGTTATCTATAGCATTAGGGATACCATCACCATCAGAGTCCTGTTTACCCCAAGCAGTTCTGGCTTTTTGTTCATTGGATAATGCAAGTTTTCTTGCCTCACCCTCAGCAAGAGCATTTTTTTGAAAATTACGGGCAATATCCATTTGCGCCTGAGTTAAAGGACCAGTATTACCTACAACAGCCTGCTGTTCAGGAGTTAACACCACAGGGTTTTGTGACTTACCAAGATTAATACCTTTAGGGTTACTTGTAACTTGACCAATGATTGCTTTAATTTCTTCTGGAGAGTAACCACCAGAACCACCAGTTGAAGCAGGAGTAGTTGTTGTAGTGGAACCACTAGTTTCCCGAACCAGACGACCATTTTTATAAACAATAGCCATAATTAATACCCCTGTAACTGACGCAAAGCCGTAGCAGTATCAATAATTTTTTGATTCTTAGCCAAAGCCAAATCATTAATATACTGTTCTAACTCAGATTGTGATGTTGCTTCGTCCATGCTAATAGCATTTAACTGGTCTTGAAGATTAGTGGTTTCTGCACCAAGATTGCGTTGCAAATCTGTTGCATAGTTTTCTAAACCTTTACGCTGAATACCAGAAGTCACATTAGGACCAGCAACACCACGCCTACCATAGGTAGCCATCTTAGGTGCAAAACCCTCAGCATACTGTCTAGTGATGTCAGAGATTTTGCGTGAGCCACGCTGTTGACCCAATGCAGCAGCCTGTTGATTAGCGATAGAACGATTCTTCCTGCGAAGAATCGCTTGTGCTTCACTTAAACCATAATTGCCAGAAACAGCATCTAACATGCTCATTTAATACCTCGTCTGTTCTTTAAACTTATTAGCAGGTTTATCTTTCAAACCATCAATTTCTAGTTGCAACCGTTCCAATTCGCCACGCAATGAAGAAAAGATGCTTTGTAAAGCATCCTTATCGGTACCACTAAGCGTGGACAAGAAAGGTGAGTTCCAAGCCATTAGCCGAAAATCTGTGAACCCAAAACAGTTTGGTCGCTAGAAGATGCCGAAGCAATCACATCATTAGTGATACTGGTAACTGCTGCAGTAGCAATTTGCGAATACGCAATTGCGCCAGAATCAATGTTTGTCCCAGCAGCAATACCTTCAGTAAAAGTTTTTACTGCGTTAAAGTTTGCGTTAACTTCTGTTGCAACGGCAGCAGTGCCGTTGGTAAAAGTATTAGGAATTGTTAGTGTAGCCATAATTAACCTTTGACTTTCCGTGCCTGATATTTATATCCGATACTGTTGATACCCCATTTTTGTCCAGTTGGACCATTAAATTCAAGTTGAATACTTTTTGCTAAACCCAAATTTGAACCAGTCAAAATAGTACTAGAAATAGCACCAGTAGACCAATTTTCACCCCATAAACCAGAACCCCAAATAAGTCCAGTAACAGGAGGTGATTGTGTCAAATTAAACACACGCCGTTCATTACCAACACTTTCATCAAAGTTATGGTAAACATTCACCACAATAGTTTGTGCAGAAGAAACTTCTTTAACAACAACATCAGGTCTGCGAAACATTTTCTTTTGCATATATGAACCGCCATCAAACCAGCGTGTCCGATAATAACTAGAAAAACCTGTATCAGTACCAGTAATATTATCATACTCGTCACCATACATATCAACTTTAATAACATAAGATTCAGTTGGATGAATCATCAATTTATAATCGTTATTACTGGAATCAGTCCAATCACAACCAGAAATCAAACCCTTGCTATCGGCACTAGAAAAAATTGTGTAAACACCATCACGAATAGATGGGTCCAAAACAAAATTTACTGTAGGACTAGAAACTGTAGTAGAAGTAGAATACGGTTCAGATAACCAAACTCGTTTACCAACCCAAGACAAACTTATAGACTCATGGTCATTGCCGTTAACATATCCAAGGTCAAAAACTGACCGAATATTAACAAACATATCCTTTATGGTGGAACCATTATAAAAATAGGTTCCATCATTATGAACATAAAAATATACTCCAGCATCAGCAACAGCCACACTACGAGCAGACCGAACACCCAAACGGTTAGTTAACTCAACAACCTGAAAAGTATCAGTATCATAACCAGTCAAAACATATATAGCGTTTTCTTTAAAAATCATTAACTGACCAGAAACATTAGCCAAACCTTTAATACCAGAACCACCAGCGTTAACTTCAACATAATTTGATGCGTTCCAGTTCTCAGGAGAGTTTTCCAAAGACCAATACACACGGTTCGGATAATTAACAGAATCAAAAGTAACATCTGCAGCAAACATTTTGTTTGCATGCACAGCCAAATGTTTAGCCTTAAACAAAGTATGCACATTAGCATCAGGAGTGGTAGTCAAAAAGTTTCCTGTCGCAACAGCAGTTAACGCTGTTGCATAAGTGTCACCAGTTTCCCAACGATATACAGAACCAGCATCAGATAAATACAGTTTATTACCCCAAGCAACATGAGCCATGCCATCAGTATTAGTAGCAACGACATCATTACCAGACGAATACTGCAACTTAGAAAAATTACCACCCGAAGATTTGTAAACACGAGTAGCAGTAAACAACATAACATAACTAGTAACACCATAAAACGGATACAACGCTTTAGGTGACCAAGTACCAGACACAGCAGTAGTGTTCAACTGTCGTTGCCCACCACGAGAAAACACTCCACCTCTAGGGTCAATTTCAACATTTAACATTTTAGGAGACTCATAATTAGCCAACTGAAACTGGTCGGCACGAAAGTTTATGCCACCAGTAAAATCAGAAATCTCAACAATGTTTAAACCAGCCATTAATACTGGCTCCAATCAAAGTTCCGTCCCAAAGTGGCAGTCCAACCCTTATAAGTTGGACGACCCTTAGTACGACCAGCAGACAAAACAGTGTAAGCATGACTAGTGGGTTTAACAATACTATTTCGTGCCAAAGTAACACCCTCATCAAAAGACCGTTTATAAACATCAGCCATAGCCGAATCTTCCAACCCCTGATAAATACGGGAACAAGCATAATAAACTAAAGCAAAATGCAAATTAGGGCTAGCATCAACCGCACCACCAGAAGTAGCCCAATCAATAGGCTCACGATAACCACGAGCCGTCAAAGTCCGAACATTATCAGGCTTAGGAAACAAATGAATCTTCCCCTGCCACACAGCATAAAACAAAGGGTCACCCTTCGTATCATAAGTACCTAGATAGGTTTCCTCAGCCGTATCATAACCAACCATTTCTAAACGCTTACCAATACCATTAGCATCAGTAATAGAAACAACACTAGAAATAGGGTCAGCCGTAAAATCTGCTATCGTATAAGCCCTTTGGTTAGCAACAGTACTAAAAGTAAACGAAGTTTCTAAAAAAGTCCAACGATTCTCTAAATCTAAAATACGATAATAGCCATCACGAATATACAAATTTAACAAAGAATCAGACAGGTCCTCGGCATCAAGGTCAGTTATATCTCGGACCGTGCTACGCAAAGTAGCGGCGGTCATCGTTTGGTAAGCCATTATGACTCCTTGGGGGCAGTGGGTTTAGTGGTTTTGCGTGAATGACCAACGCACAGTTCTTGTCCACGCACCCGATTGGCTCCACAGGTATCATCATTGCCCGTACATTTGTCTCCACGACCAATGTACGGTCCACTAGCAGATGCAGGTTTAGAACCCGACACTGCACCAGCAGGACGGTTACCATAAACAGGTACACCATATAAGGAATGGGCGGGGACAGAGTTTTTAATCATCACTCATACGGGAATTGTTCCCCAAAACAGTTATTTGTTCTGCATACCCATTAACATTTTGATTACAGAAAGCATTTCTTTGGTTGCAACCGAACCACCTTTAGCAGCACCTTTAACTTTTTTTGCAATACCGCCACCACCCAAAGGTGCAACAGAGAACAATAGATTAGCCAAATTTCCAGCAAAATCTTTAGAACTTTGATTAGATTTGACCAAATTATATGCTGAATCAGCACCAACCCATTGACCAACACCAGTATTAGCAAGACCTTCAATACCTTTAGCACCCTTAGCACCCAAAGCCAAAGTAGTAGGACTAATACCACCAAGCCATTGACCCGAACCAGCACTCATATCACCCACACTAGGCACAGGAATGTTTGCTGCCTCTTTAAAAAGACCTTTAGCCTTATCACCAATAACTTGATTTTCAGCAAACTTTAAAATATCACCAATATCAAAACTAGGTTTCTTAACAGTTTTAGGTTTCTTCACAGCCATAAAAACCTATTTTTTCTTGATGTCTTTACGAACTCTTTTGTTTGCATTAGCCCGTGACGCTTGACGGCGTTCCATAGCAGTTTTAGAATTTTTGCCACCAGCCTGTTTATAAGCAATCTTACGCTCTTTCGCTGCTGCAGCATCTGACAATGCTTTAGCAGGATTCTTCTCTTGCCTAGCACCCATAGCCTTAGCACGCTTCTCAATGCCTCGTGACCGTGCTGCACCTGCTGCACGCTCACCAACAGTTTTACCTGTCTTAGCAGCCTCATCGGCATAACCTTTAGCACCACCAAGTTTAGACCATCTAAGAATCATTTCTTCTTTGCCAGCCTTAGCCTTCATAGGGTCCATAGCACGGAACCCACGCTTAGCAATACGCTCAGCAGCCGAAGGCTTCTTAGCGACTTTGCCAAGACCCTTCATACCTGATTCTTCTAATGCTTTAGCAATAGCCTTGGCGATGTCATCAATGCCACGCTTCTTCACGGACGCATGCCACCTTTATAACCTTTGTAAACACCTTTTGAACCGAAACGCTTTTCGTGTTGTACGGCTTGGCGTGCAACATTACTTGTAGCCTTGGCTGCTTTAATAACACTTTTACCCATGCCTCGTTGAGTTTTATAAATATCTTTAGCAACTTTAACACCAACTTTGATGATGTCATCAATACCATTGGTCATTTGAATAGCAGGTTTCTTAGCAGCCATAACTAGTATCCCATCATTTTTGATTTCATTGCTTTTGTAGCACTCATTTTTTTTGGCATTGTCATTGCTTTAGATTTTGCAACTTTTTTACCAATTTTTTTTGGCATTGCCTTTGGACGCTTAGGCGATGGTGGTGGTGGATATGCTGACTTAACCATTTGATTCTCCTAAATTTGTAAACATTATTATAGAAATGGGTGGGGATTTCTGTCCCCACCCATAACCATTTCGTTCCGTGCGGGGAACTAATTACTTACGGTAAATAGATACCGTATCTGCTGCAGTGAACACACCAACAAAAGTTGCTGATGATGCTGCCGCAACAGTTGCCATTCCTGCAACACCCAAAAGTGTTACACCAGAAGCACCTGCAGTCAAAGTGATTGCGTGTGTTGCTGCTGCGACATTGACAACAGTGAACTCAAACGAGGTCCCTAC